CGGCTTCATCAATAGGACCATATGAACCAGAACCAGAGCCGGGACTACCAGAACCTCCGCCGCCGCCGCCACCAGCAATAATACCAGTAGCAAGATTATTTATAGTGGAACTAACATCAATCAACTCAATAGCATCGCCGCCAGAACCACCGCCACCAGCACCACCATGAGCAATAATACTACCCTGATTATTTATTATCAGTGTGGAATCGGTCACAAGGTCTACAGAGATTGCCGGAGTTGCTGAGGTAGTCCCATAAACATTAGCACCAGCCTCAACGTTCAAAACTACATTAATCGCAGAAACGCCGTCCCAATCATAGTTTGTAGTCAAATCAGAAGCAAGATCATAATCTGCTGTTGTTGTATTCGCCGAAATTGTTACAGTAGTACCAAATGACGTTAAACTACTTCTCATTTGTGGTGAAGTAAATAAACCCATATTATGTTTCTCTCGCCTTCAATGAAAATGATAATCTAGCACCAGCAAGTGTTGACCCGATTTGAGTAATCTTAAAAGCGAGCATATCTCCAGCATCAGCAGTAGAAACCGAAATTGTTCCATTTGATGTGCTGTTTGCCCCAATACCCATTGTCGGTTTTGAACTAAAAATTGTAGTTCCGTTCTTTTCGATATCAACAATAACTGCCGCGCCAGTTGGAACTGTATTAGCAAAACCAATACAACTTTCAAAAGTAATTGGTCTTGGAAGAATAATCAAACCACCATACTGTTGAACAGCTAAATCTTCTGCTGAACCATCTGCGCCCCAACCAGCGAAAAATGGAATATCATATGCTTTAGCATTATCAGCTAATTTATCAAGAGTAAGGGAACCAGCGACAACATGAACTGCCGAGATTGAAAAATGTTGATAATGAGTATTTGATACAGCACCATTAGCAAGTTCATACGCTCCAACAGCAGATTGTTGTAAGTGTGTGTTAGAAACGGCGTTATTCGCCAATTCATATGACCCAACAGCGCCTTGTTGGAGGATAGTGTTCGCAATAGAATCCACTTCCATATGAGAAAATGTAACCGAACCATTTGCCAATTCATATGATCCTACAGAACCTTGTTGGAGATGAGTATTGGCGATAGAGTCTATTTCGATATGAGAAGCAGTAACAGAATCGTTTGCCAACTCATAAGAACCAACAGCACCCTGTTGAATATGGGTGTTAGAAACAGCATCATTAGCAATCTCATAAGAACCAACAGCACCTTGAACAAGGTGTGTATTTCCAACCGTATTAATCGGAAGCGTCATCGTTCCGTTAGAGAAATCGTGAGAACCAGAATATTGACCGCCACCAGCACGAATGATGATTGCGTTTGCCACTAAGGTATTCGCTGAAACGGTATTACTACTTCCGATTCCTGTTGTGATAGTCAGATGCTGAGCAATAGCGTTGTAGAGTGTTCTCCAAGTTCCAACTGTGTCTGCCAGTTCTACATTAGCGAATGAGGGCATTTATTATTTCCTTAAAAATTGATTACTAACTTGATATCTTCAATTTGTGTTGAAGACCTAGTGATAGGAGCGCGGAATTCACTATAAAGTAATTCCCCACTATATAACTGTAATTCACCATTAGCAACCGCTGTAAGCGTTCCAGCGTTTCCGGAGGTAGAACCATCCACAACCTCAGTGGCACTAAATGTACCATTAGCGCTGACAAGTTTTAGAACAGTTGTGTTTGCCTCAACCACATAACCAATAGCACCAGAAGTATTTCCTGTTACCAATTCATCAGCAGTCCATACAGCAGAGTTACCAGAATATGTTAATTGAAGTGTTTGGTCATATCTTGTCGCTGTTGCAGCTGCACCAGCATCAGTCAAAGGATCAATAAGTAATCCAAGTTTACGGAAATCGTTAGAAACTGTGAACTTATCACTTTCAGTCTTATCAAACTGAGCGTTCAACATGATATTATAACCGGCGAGTTCTTTGATAGCATTGTTTCCATGCCCGCCTGGGGGTGGAATATATGCTGTAGCAAGAGCACCAGTAAGACCATTAGCAGTAAGTGCCACAGTTGCTTGTGAATAACTTTGTCCAATACTCTTTACAGTTACAGAATATACAGTATTACTTGTAGTATTCATCGTACAAATAGCATTACAACCAGCACCATCACCAGTAATTGTTACTTTAGGAGCAACCTGATATGTACTATCTGTGGAAGGAGTTGTTTGGAAAGCGGCACCCAAGGTAACAACTTTCGTACCAGAAGCATAATCAACAATTTCTTGTTGTTGTCCAGCACCAGTTCCGCCGGTGATATACAACATAGAACCATTATAAAAATCACCAGTTGCGTTAGCAGAAGAAGCGAGCGTCATACTGAGGTTAGAAGAAACTGCAGCAAGGGTTCCGTTATTATAACCTTTGAAGGCGGTTCCGCCGTTTGTAACATCAATAATTTGAATGGCACCATTTGAAGCACCTTGTTCAATCCCCCATTGTAGAGAACCATCATCACTCGCGCCGATATTTTTGACCGGGATATAATCTTCAGTCACAAAGGCAAGAGCGTCAGCTGCGGAAATACTGTACATATATTTCCATTTATACTTATCGCCAGTTGTGAGAATTGTATTTGCGGTGCCGGAAGGTTCCACAGTTGAACCCTGTCCGTTGTTATTGAACAGGCATTTATATACACGATAGTCGGCAGACATTACATAATGACCATTAGCACTAGTAAAGAGATTAGGATTGTCTGGGTCATATTCGTTATAAACAACCGTTGTCGCCCAATTTTTTCGTGGAATACAGTAGGTCGCTTCGGAAGAACTGATCTTTTTAGCGGACATCATATCACGCCAGAAGTCATATTCGGTATTTGCTAAGGCATCCAAAGGAGTTGGCGGGCTACTTTCAGTTCCCCATGCGCGGATTCGTCCGATAAACATATAGAGATATGACGGAGATGACTCGCTCAAAGACTCATAGAATTGATCCGCATTGAACTGGCGGAATTTATGGGTTACAAGTGCTGGCATATTAGTGTCCTAAGTGTATTTCCTATATTTATAAGAGATTTTTATAAGTCTATATCGTATGTTCTAGTTTCATTTACTGTCATATTATTTGCACTATTGACTGTTAATAGCGTGATGCCGCCATTGGTGAAATCAGCATCGTTTGATCCACTCAACATAAACGATATTGGAGCGTATTGCTTCATCCCGCTGACACCAGTTGTTATAGATACCCCAGAAATTTCAGACCTTGAAAGATTTCCGCCAGAGCCTAGGTCAATTTGGACCCACCAAGGAACACCTTGCCCAACTCCAGATTGACCGCCGTCAGTCTCACTGACCAACGTTTCATCAAACATACGCCAAACTGGGCGCCCAGGGTGTTCATTTTTCGCAGTAATTACATACGGAGAAGGACTAGACGCAGAAACCATATTCGCCTGTGGGTGTTCTGTGGAATTAACTAAAACTCTAAATCTACCAATATGAACCAAAGCGGCAGCGCTGTTTGCGGTTTCTGTTACATCAAGTCTTAAATATCTAAAGGATGGGTTCTGCCACAGCAGTTCGCCGCCAGAAATATCTGGTGTTTCATAACTCTTATCAATGGTCATAAGTGTATTTGAGAACTTTTCATCCACAGCATAAAGTTGGTCAGCTTGTGTTCCGGGCGTTCCGCTGTCTCTAACAAAGACATTAGAAGTCGGGTCAACAACGGTGAAATTAGTGCCGGTTCCGATAACCAAAGTATTGCCGCCAACCAATTCAATTAATTGTGTTGCTTGCATTTGTAAAAGAGTGTTTGCCGCGATTTGACCCACAGTATTTCCAGAATTAGAAATATCAATAGTTCCATCTAACTTCAACCAATAAGTGTCGTATTGGTCGGTGGCAGCTGCAACTAAAGATTGGTCATCAAGAATCAATTCCAACCCGAATGATTGGTCTGCTATTGTATTGGCGGTGAATCTATCTGCTAATTGAGTTATCGCCGCGGTTTCAACTTCAAGTCCAGTTTCACTATCCGTTAAAGAAACTGATGCCGCCAAAGTGTCTGTAAAGTTCACTTCGCCGAAAAGAATCGTTCCGGACGGGTGAACAGATTTCTTTACAACGTCTCTATAACGATCTACAAATTCGTTTGTTTTTAGAACATATGAATATTCTTGATAGTAATAGTTGTCCTGTAAGAATTTATCCCAAGACAAGAATCCCTTAGTTCCAACAAATCGCCCGGATTGTTCAACAAGGATTCCGGTAGTGGTTGCTGTTATCGCGTTAGTAGTTTCTACAACTTCATCTAGAATAAATGTGCCGTTAATACTTTTAAGTGTAAGGTCATAAACATTTAGACCATTTACGATAGTCTTCACAACCGCCTCAACAACCGCCGTAGCACCGGAAGTTGCTCCAGTTAGTTCGTGTCCACTCATAGAGAAAATAGCATCTGGATCAGCAGGTTTTTCAACTCGTAATGTTTTGTCTAAAACCCAACGTCCATCCGAAGCTCTTAGAATATCTTGACCGGGATAATAAAAATCAACGTCTTGGTCATAGACAATTCTGAATAAGAACTGATAAGATTTTTCAGAACCTTTAGCGCGGTGAAAATTAATAACGTTCTTGATAACAGTAGCGTTATTCGCCAAATGAGTTTGAGGCAACGTAACCATAAACTCATCTTTGAAATATTGTACATATTGATCAAGGGTATTATCAATATCACGATATGCTAATACGTTCTTAGAAGCATCAACCATACGCCCAGACTGCTCCATCCACTCATAATAACCTTCAAGGAACGCTACAAAGTTTGGGCCGTCTGTTCTGATAAATTCAGGAAACTGCTGTTCAATCAGCGAACTGATTTTTTTATTCGTACTCATTGAAACCTTACTTCATTATTTGGACGGATTTTTGAAGATTATCTAAAGAGGTTAAGTGTCTAGACACAACCGTTTTGTCTGTAAACAAATGATCTAAATCACTTTTGATATTACCGATATTCTTGATAATGTCATCGATGATATCTTTTGATTTTGCGATAACGTGTTTAATGTTTGCTGTGATATGAATACCTGTAACCGCCTCAATAAAGTGAATAGGGCCGGTTAGCATATGTAAAGTTAGTTGGTCAACATTCAAGAGAAATTTAATCAAATCCTCTTTCTTTATTGTCGCCATCACTTTCTTTACACCCTCTTTGTCTTTCTTGATTGCTGCCAGAAAGAGATTCTTAATGAACTTACCGCTGGATGCAATTTGCTGAAGCAGTCCAGTGCCTTTGTGCATATTCATTCCAAGCTTACCCAACTTAGCATTGATGCTCTTGAAGTTGAAAGCTTCATCCAACGTTCCGCTGTTTTCAATCTCAACATATTCCATAATCATCGAATAAGTCATTTGGTCTTTAAAATTTCTCACAGTTAGACTTCCCTATCTTCTGTTACTGTAACAACAGTATCAGTTATTTGAATGATTTGATCCCTCAAAGGTGTAACATCCCTTGAAGCAGGTTCAGCATTAATTTCCAACGTTCCTGAATTATCTACTGCCGTTGGGTTGAATGAGTTCAGCACGATAGTGCCTGCAGCATAATCAACCGTTCCCTTGTTCGCCTCAACAACGATATCAGAACCACCAGCGTTCCGGACGATATCAATATTTCCATCAGCGTCATCTTTCAAAGAACAAGTGTATCCTTGTGAAGTGAATGTTGTAGAAGTGATATTTGATTGGTCGCCATTGTCTCTTATGGCATTATAAAACTCAACAGTATATTTCGTGGACGTTCCAACCGTAGGAATGATTTGTTTTTGAATCCTGATGGTCGTTTCATTTGAAAGAATCGATGTATTAGTCAAATCAATTTCTTTGACAAATTTAGAATAACGGAACACCTTACCAAAATTATCCAGTTCGTCGGTTTGATAATCATCAATAGTAGTCAGAACATTACTACGAATAGACCCGGCCGTTAATTCAGTTTTGTTAGGATTGAAATTCACTTCAACAGTAGGAACAACATACAAGTATGCAGCATCTACAATTTCTGGTTCAATAGAAAGAACGTTCCGTTGGGTTAAGGACGCGACCAAGACATCTTTTCTAATTTGGGAAATAACAGTACCAACAGCAGGTTTAACCGCCACAAATACTTTTCCGTAGGTAGGAACGATATGATCTTCACCGCCCCATACCGATACAGCGGCGAAGTCTGAATTCTCTGCCAGAATGATTCGTTCGTAATCGTTCACGGTAACAGCGCGGTTTTGTGCCTCATAATGTTTAGGGGCATTGAACTTGATGCTTTCCACACCTTCAGGAGCTCTACCACCAGAAGCATACTCACCAGCAACATTCAATTCAACAGAAACATCCGAATATCCAGCAATTGTAGAACCGAAACTAAAACTGTTAGCGCCATTACCATCGACGGTATTACAAATATGATAATCAACAATAATCACATTTCCATCAGCTGGTTTCTTACCAAGAACCCCATCACCAAAGTATAGACGGTAATTTCCGTCAAGGTTTTCTTCAAGGAAGAATACAGTTGAAGTATTCGCCACTGTAGTTACATCATTTGCTTGAGTGTATGTTGTTACAGCGGACGCGGCGGCACTCTCTTTTAATGTAACCACAATCCTAGAAGTATCTACGTTTACATTCGGAATAACATAATCAACTGGTGAAGAAGTTGAAACCGTCCAACGGTGATTAACAGGCAGACCCTCGGTTAGCGTTGTCGCCTTAGCAATATATGCGCCGTTAGCATCTGCTGTAACAACCTTTTCATCAAAATTCGTAAATGTCAAGGTATTATCATCAACCGTAGTAGTAAATGCTGTGTTCTTTGGAATGGTTATAGAAGCGGGAGCATCACCCGGAACAATTGTAATGTCTGTAGAAACCAAAGCGCCGCGGGATGAGGTAGGCAAATATCCTAGTTCTTGTGCTCGGTCTACCACGTTGTTGCGAAGTTGTGCCGAACGGAGGAACATTTCGTTCGCTACTTGGTTCAAGTAATAAGTGTTGTAGTGGGTGTTATATGCCAGAAGGTCAAGCAAGATGCTCATATTAGACCCATCAAAATCATAGTCCAAGAACGTGCTTTGACTAGAAAGAAAGTCCTTCAAGGAGCTTCTAATCTGGTCAAAGTCTAAGTCACTTACAACAAGTGCTGAATTTGCATGTGCCATCTATATTTTACCTTATCGAATCTGTTCGAGATATACTGATAGTTGAGTCGGTTGTGTGTTATTAATACCACGAAAAACGATAGTTACA